CCCGCGGGCGGCGGCCAGCTCGGCGAGTTCGGCGGCGAAGACCAGACCCTCTTCGGTACGGGCCCGGTGCACCAGCGTCGCCTCCCCGGGCGCGTACGGCAGGTCGCCAAGCAGGGCCAGCAGCGGCGTGATGCCGACACCGCAGGCGAACAGCAGCAAACCGGCGAGCAGATGGCGGGAGCGGATGGCGCTCACGGCTCCGGCTGATCGTTGCGCGCGCGGGACGCCCGCCGCCATTTGATCACACCGGCGAAGATCGCGGCGGCGGCGACGACCAGACGAAACGCCTTTTCGGAATCGTTGGCGGCCGGCGGCAGCACGAACAGAACCATGATGGCAATCAGCAGCATCGCGGCGACGGTCAACGCGGCATGCCTGCGTGGATTTTCCAAAGGCCCTCTCCCTGAATGCGCGAACAAGGCGGCGCGGAGCGATCCCTGGCCGAGCAGGGGACCATCATAGCTCCGGCGGCCGCGGCAGCGCCATGATTTTTCCGAGCGGGGCGGGCCGCCCGCCCCGCCCCGCTTTTCCTCAATCCACAACAAAGACAGGTGATGCCATGACCGAACACCAGGCCGCCGAGCCCGACTTTCCGGCCTCTTCCGACGCGCGGGTGGAGGCATTTGCGGACTTCCTCGACACGCTCGAGGATGATCGGGATTCCGGCGCGGGCGCCCTGCCCGCGGACGAGAGCGCGCCCGGCAACCCCGGCGCGGACGAGCATCAGGAGCAGGAGGACGAACCGGACGAACCGGCCATCGCCGCGCCGGTTTCCTGGGGCCATGACGCCAAAAACCTGTTCGCGCAGCTACCGCCCGAGCTTCAGGAGAAGGTCTCCGAGCGGGAAGCCCAGCGCGAACGGGCGATCCAGACCGCGACCAGCGCGGCGGCGGAAGCGCGGCGCAACGCCGTGGCCGAAGCCAATGCGCTGTTCGCGGACCAGCAGCATCTTTACGCCTCGCATCTGGAGCAGATCGCGGCGCAGATGATGCCGCAGCGGCCCGATCCCGCCTTGCTGGCGCAGGATCCGCAAAGCTTCTACCAGCTGCAGGCCCAATATGAGAGCCAGGCGGCCCAGGCGGAGGCATTGAGCCAGGCCGCCGCCATGGCCGAGGCGGAGGCGCAGCAGCGCGCCGCCATCACGCGCCATCATGAACTCGCCCAGGATCATGCGGTGCTGGCGCAGCAATTCGGCGACGACTGGACCGACGCTTCGCGACGCCGGGCTCTGCTCACCGACCTCGAGGAGGTCGGAGCGACGCTCGGCTATTCGATGGAGCTGATGGGCCAGGCCAACGCGACCGACATCATGGCGCTGCGGGCCGCGGCCGAATGGAAGGCCAAGGCCGACCGATACGACCAGCTGCAATCGAGCCGGACCAGCGCGATCCGCGCCGCACGCGGGGCTCCGCGCGTGGCCAAGCCCGGCACCGTCCCCAACCGCGCCGAACGATCCGCCCACAGCCGCGACGCCGCCTGGGCGCGCGCCAAGGCCGAGCGATCGGGCGACGCCTATGCGGCGGTGCTGGACAGTCTGGGGATCAAGCTTTGAGCTGATGCCCTGCCGGCACGGCGGGCTGCGCGCAACCGGCCATCTTTCTCCCTTTCTTTCAAGGACAAGCGAATATGACCGTACCCACGAACACGATCCAGAATGTCGCGCGCGTCGGCGTGCGTGAGGATTTGAGCAACAAGATCGCCGAGCTCTTTCCCGACGACACGCCGTTCCTGAACGCGGTGCCGACCGGCAAATGTTCCGCCACCAAGACCGAATGGCAGACGGACGGACTGGCCGCGGCCAACCCCAATAACGCCCAGATCCAGGGCGACGACCTGGCCAATGACGTCCGCGCCAATACCACGCGCGTTTCGACCTATACCCAGATCTCGACCAAGGTGGTGGGCGTCTCCTCCACGGTCGAGGCGACCAACAAGGCCGGCCGCAAGAGCGAGCTGGCGCGCGAGATCATGAAGGCGGGGCGCGAGTTGCGCACCGACATGGAAGCGCGCGCGTGCGGCAATTACGCCTCGGTCGCCCCGGCCGCCGGCACCGCCGGGCAGACCGCTGGCGCACTTGGCTGGCTAACGAGCAGCACCGCCCGCGGCGCCGGTGGCGCCAGTGGCGGCTATAACAGCGGCACCGGCCTGGTATCGGCCGCGACCAACGGCACCCAGCGCGCCTATACCGAAGCGCTGCTCAAGCCGATGCTGCAATCGATCTGGGCCAAGGGCGGCAACCCGAAGATGGTGATCACCGCCGGCAGCCAGAAGCAGACGGCGGCGGCCTTTGCCGGCCTGGCGCAGGCACGCCGCGAGACCGGCAACAGGAAGGCGACGATCATCGCCGGCGCGGACATCTATGTCAGCGATTTCGGCGAGGTGCAGTTCGTGCCTTCACGTTTCTGCTCCGCCCGCGACGCGCTGATCGTCGATCCGGAATATTGGGAGATCGGCACGCTCAACCCGCTGGGTGTCGACGATCTGGCCAAAACCGGCCTTTCCACGCGCAAGATGCTGAGCGTCGAATGGGCACTGAAGTGCCTGAACGAGGCCGCATCCGGCGTGGTGGCCGACCTGAGCTAGGAATGAGGCGGGGGCGAGCGAGCCATAGCTCGCCCCGGTTGGCAAAGGGTGAATGCTCGATGCAGCTGATGTCATGACGGCGGCTATGTCATCGCCACTATTCGCGATATAGGGGCAGGCTATGAGGTCGCTCCATAGCCTTGATCGGCAAAACCTGCGCCGATCATCGCCATTTATCGAGGGTTGAACGCGGACATGCCGACGCCATCGGCTTCCGGCCTTAACCGGCTCCCGCTGCTGTTGGCGATGCCCTACTTGTCGGTCACCTATGCGCTGTTTTGGTTTGGGCCATATGTTTGGCCTGTGAGGGCGGTCTGGGTGCCCACGCTCTACGTTCCAGCCTGCTTTGCCCTATTGGTAATGGGATTCATAATCGGCTCGCGAGCTAAACCCAAAGTTGCGGATTTTGAGTTTGCTCCCATATTTTACGCGGCCGGCGTCACCCTTGCGATGCTGCTTCTAATTCCCACGACATATGTATACACGGCCAAACTTCCCTGGCAGGCGGGATCAGCTCTTGCCGATCAGAAACAAGCATACTCGGCTCTTGCGGAGCAGCTCTACGCGACCCAAGGCAGTCGCGGCCCTATAGCCTTTCTACGGGCTGCCGCAGGTCCTTTTACCTTTTGTGTTTTGCCCCTTGGCGTCATGCTATGGCCTCGCCTCTCTTGGCTACGTAGGCTTGGCCTAATAATCACAATACTAATTAGCATTGACCTGTCGATTCTTCGTGGAACAACAAGAGAACTCGCAGATATTTTGGTGATTGGGTCTAGCGCATATCTCGTCCGCATGGGCGTAGCTTCAAAATCAATGGGATACAATTTGTTTCAGGCCATTGTAAGAAGATGGAAAGTAATAATACTTGGCATAGTATCCATTTCTTTTGTTGTTGTTCCTTTAGTAGGGAGAACGCAAATCCGAGCGAATGGACGATTGATCACGTGCATCGGATACAGCCATATTTGTGCTGATTTGAATAGCGGAATTTATGGCCGGATGAACGACACGTTTGCTTTTGGGTCAGCCGCCGTAACAGGATATCTCTCGCAGGGATATTACGGCCTCAGTCTAGCAGCAGAAAAGCCATTTCAGTCTACGTTTGGTATTGGGCACTCTCCACCGCTCTCCGCTTTATTTGTTAGCTTGGGAGGCGATGAAACTTGGGCAAATCGGACCTATACGTATCGCAACCGGATTGACGCATGGAGTGATGAAACGCAGTGGTCTACCATGTGGGCATGGATGGCCAATGACGTTGGGTTCTCCGGTGCCTTGGTTATTACGTTCTTGCTTGGGATAATTTGGGGCCTGACATGGATAGATGCTATGGCAGGAGATATCAGAGCTGCGGTATTGTTTTGCCTGGTAATGATGATGATTTTCTATGCTCCAGCAAATCTCCAGCTCACGTCTACCTTCGAGGCATACGGCACCCTCTTGTTTTGGCTTGGAGTATGGTTGCTTGGGCGAACAAGAAGATTTGGAGCCATACAGAATAGGGGAGCCACCGAAGAAATTCCGGCGTGACGGAAAGACCATATGAGCTTTCTTTTGGGCAGGAAGATTGAGGGTTTCCAGCCTCTCTATTGCTTGCAGGATTCGGTCATTCTTCTCCGTGGACGGACCCTCTATCGTTCCGACCTAGACCTTATCCACTTCGAACGCCTTTGCACATTGCCTCCCGAGAGGACCATTGAGCGAATACCGGGCCGGATTGCCGCACGCATATTGCGGCTAGGCGCCGACGCCGCAGCCCTTATCGACGAGGATCATCTGCTGGTCGCCCGACGGGGCACGCTCTATCGCATATCGCTCAAGACAGGCGCCTATACGGTCGATCTCGCCATCCCCGGCGGGTCACGGTTGCTCTACCTTTCCGAGATCCGCGATGGCGCGAACGGGGACAAAACCGTGTGTTTCGGCGAATATTCCACGCGCTTCGATGGCGGACCGGTCAATGTGTGGCGCCGCGGTACGGGGCTTTCCGACCGATGGGCCGTCTCTGGCCGCTTCGCTGCCGGCGAGATCGACCATGTCCACAACATCTGCCAGGCGACGGATGGCAGCATCTATGTCCTGACGGGCGATTTCGGCGACGCGGCGGCCATCTGGAAAACGGATTTTGGCCTGTCGTCGTTCACACCGCTGGCACGGGGATCGCAGGACGTCCGCGCCTGCTGGCTTTGGCAGGCGCCCGACGGCGCGCTGCTGTTCGCGACGGATTCGCAGCTGGAGACAAACCACCTGCGCAGGATCGACGAGCGTGGCATCAGCGACGTGGCCGAGATCATCGGCAGCTCCATCTATCATCATGGCAGCGCATCGCGCCTGATCTTTTCTTCGACGGTCGAACCAGGGGCGCCGACGGGGCATCGGCTGCGCGACATATTCGACCGCAGGCCGGGGCCCGGCATCAAGGCGAACGCTGCCGCGATCTACCTGTTCGAGGGCGGCCGACTGACGGAGATTCATCGCGAGGCGAAGGATGGTTGGCCGATGCGGCTGGCGCAGTTCGGCTCTTTCCGGTTTCCCGGCGGCACGATGCCGCCCGATCGCTTCTACGCTTATGGTGTCGGCGTGAAGCGCCATGACGGATATTGCCTGTCCTTCAAGCGATAGGGCGCATCAACACGCCGCGAGACATGTTTCCACTACGCCAGCCTCAACAGACAGATCGCGCTGGTACGGCGGAAACGAAGTTCGTTTCCTTATCGTCATCCCGGGCCAAGCCCGGGATGACGAAATCAATGGGCGACCTTCACATTCCACATAGAAAAGGAGAGGCCCATGCCCGATTGGGAGCTGATCGATCATGATCCCGCGCGGGGCGTGCGCAAATATCTCGCCGCCGGCTCCGACCCCGACAGTGTGATGGTGCGGACGGAGATTGACGATCACGCCGTGGTCGAGCGCAACAAGGCGCTGCAGAATGAAGATTTCGATCGCAGATCGGATATGTGGCATGCCGCGTCGATCCCGACGAGCGTCCTGTATGAATGGCTCCAGCGGTTCGGGGTCAATGGATGGGACCCGGCCCATGCGGATGCGGTCAAGAAACTATTGAACAGCAGCGATTATCGCTGGTGCAAGGTCAAGCACATCATCCTGTGAAGCCGGAGATGGCGCGGCACCCGCGCGCTCCCACCCCCCCCACTCCCTGATCCTCTCGCCGGCCGGGCGGGAGGCATTGTCGAAAGGAAGGCCCATGGCCGAACCGCAAAATTATGCGGATCTGCAGTCATGCCTGCTGGCATGGCTGGACGACAGCGTCGCGAACATCAACCCGAGCGAATGTATCGGCCTGGCAGAACGGCGGCTGACGCGGCTGCTGAACGTGCCCGAGATGGAAGCGACGACGACCCTGGAGGCGGGCGGCGACACGATCGACCTGCCGGCCGATTTCCGCGAGGTGCGGCAGTGCCTGCTGAACGCATCGCCGCAGGTGGTGCTGGAACAGGCTTCGCCCGCGGCGTTACGGATGCTGTTTCCATCGAGCCGGCTGGGCCAGCCGCGCGCCTATGCGATCAGCGGAGCATCGCTGCTGATCGGCCCGACGCCCGATTCCGGTTATACGATCACACTGGGATACAAGCAGGCCATCCCGTCGCTGTCGGACACGAACCCCACCAATTGGCTGCTGGCGAAACATCCCGACCTGTATGTCGCGGCAAGCCTGGCGATGGCCGAGTTCCGGGGGTGGAATGACACGCGGCTGCCGATGCTGAAAGCCTGGTATGACGAGCTGGTCGAGGAGGTGAATGCCGCCGGCCGGCGCGCGCGCCATGCCGGCGGCCCCATCCGGATGCGGGCCGGCGTGACGGACGGATCGAGCCTGGGCAGCGTCGCCAATCCGGGCGACGGCAACAGCCTTTTCCTGGTGGACGGCTGATGACGCAGCGGCTCAGCACCTCCGCGACCTTCCGGTCGCTTCAGACCCGCGTCCAGACTCTGGAGCAGCTTAGTCCACTTCCATCGACGTTGGCGAACAACGGCTACCTTCGTGCCTCGACTGCATCCGGCATAGTCACGCGCATTCTTGGGGTTGGCGGAACCGACACGCTCTATCTGGGCGCCATCGATACAAGCTTCAGCAGTGTTCAGATCACCAACGGCGGCAGTTCTCTCTTGCAATTCGATGGCTCCGCCAATGCAACTTTCGGCGCATGGGCCTACGCCACTGGTTTTAGCTGCGCGGTCATGCCCGGCGCCGGCTCCATTCGCATGTCGCGCGCATTTTCGGGCGGCTATACCGGGATTGTCGAATTCCTAAAGTCGGATGGCAACCGCAATGCCTACGTGGGTTTCAACCCCGAGGCGGGGGCCATGCAATATGGATCGGATACCGGCGCCGGCCACAATTTCATCGGCGGCGATGTCGCGGTTTCCGCGAATATCGCCATGCCGAACGGCGGCTATCTGAAGACCAAGAAGGCGGACGGCACGCCGACGCGCGTGATGGGCATCAACGGATCCGATGCGCTGTATATCGGCGGTATCGACGCGACACTGAACAGTGTCGTATTCGAGGTTGCGACATCGCCGACCCTGACGCTCGCGTCGAGCGCGATCACGCTGTTCAACGACAGCAATCTTGGCTTCACGGTACCAAGCGGCAATCCGCGCCTGCTGTTGGATGCCAACGATTATTTGTCTTACGATCGATCCAACAATCAGCTGCAGGTGGTGGTGGGCGGAACGACCATCGCGAACATCAACCTAAGTTATGCCGCCTTCCCGTCGGTGCAGGTGAGCGACGCGAATTTCACGCTCGCCATCCAATCATCCACCCCGCGCATCCTGTTCGACGCCAATGACGCGCTGGTCTATGACCGGACCGCCAACAAATATTATTTCGTGATCGGCGGCATCAACGTCGCGTCGATCGATGCCAACGGCAACATGCGGCTCAAGGGCACGCTCACGCAATCGGTGACACCATGACGCGGATCCTGTTCGGCGACTTTCTGCCCGACCAGCCGGCGTACCTGAACCAGGGCGTCGTCACGGCCGATGGCGTGATCGCGACCGCAAACGGCTATGCGCCGTTCAACGGTTTCGTCCCGTCGCGTAACGGCGTGCTGCCAGCGCGCTGCATTGGCGCCGGCGGATACCGCAATGCCGCGACCACCTGGCTGTTCGCAGCGACGACAACCAATATCCACAGCTATTCGACCGCCGGCTATGCGACGCTGGCGAGCGGGCTGAACGGTTCGCGCGACGTCGGCATGCGCTTCTGCCCCTATGGCGCGTTCATGCTGGCGACCAATGGCGCGGACCCGATCAAATGCTTCGATCCGGCATCGCCCGCCACGATGCCCAATCTGGGCGGGAGCCCTCCGACCGCGCGTTACCTGGGCGTGGTGCGGGGTTTCGTCGTCGCGGGCTATGCCGGCGGCAACGGGCTGCGCGTCGCCTGGTCCGACAATGGCAATCCGGCGAGCTGGGCCGCGGGCGGCGCATCCGAAGCCGGGCAATATGACATGAATGCCGGCGGCGAGATCACCGGCATCGTCGGCGGCGAATATGGGCTGGTGTTCCAGCAAAGCCGGATCCTGCGCATGACCTATACCGCCGACGATATAGTGTGGCAGTTTGACGAGATCGTCGCCGATGCCGGCTGCGCCGCGCCGAAGAGCCTGGCGAGCTGGGGCAAGACCAGCTTCTTCTGGTCCGATCGGGGATTCATGACGTGCGACGGCGTGAGCGTGCAGGCGATCGGCGACGAGAAGGTGGACCGGATGTTCCGATCGCTGATCGACCGCGGCTATTTCGGGGCGATGAGCGCCGTGATCGACCCGGTGCGGGCATTGTACATGGTGGCGGTGCCGTCGGCCGATCCGACAACGACGCTGTTCCTGTACAATTATGCCGAGGGCCGCTGGACGACCGCACCGTTGACGACGGAGCTACTATTCCCGGCCTTTTCGCTGGCGACCACGCTGGAAGATCTGGACGCGCTGTACGGATCGATCGACACGAACGGATTGTCGCTGGACGGCGCGGCGCTACGCGGGGGCGTCCCGGCCGCGATGGCGTTCGATGCAAGCCACCGGCTGGGCACGCTATCCGGGCCGCCGGTGGCGGCGACGATCGCGGACGCGACGCGCGAGTTGAGCCCGGGCGCGCGGAGCCGGGTCCGCGGCGTCAGGCCGCTCACCGACGCGGCACAGGCGAGCGTGGCGATAGCGGGCGCCAATGCGATCGGCGATGCCTGGACGGAGACGGCCTATGCCGAGCGACGCCCGAACGGGGCCTTCCGGTGCCGCGAGAATTGGAGCCTGACGCGGGTGACGCTCTCCATCCCGGCCGGCACGCGATGGTCGGCAGCACAGGGCTATGATGCGGACGTGACCGTGGGAGGGCGGCCATGAGCGTGCTGATCCGGGACAGCGAACCGAGCCAGACCGAGTGGAACCGCAAGGCACGCGACGCGACCAACCGGCTAACCCGGCGGCTGGCGGGGTGCGGCACCACCGCCGAACGGCCGGCCAAGGCCGTGACCGGGCAGATGTATTACGACACGAGCCTGGGCAAGCCGGTGTGGCGGCATGCGAGCGGCGTGTGGAAAGATGCCGGCGGGGGGACGGTCTGAAGGGAAGAGCGGGATGACGGCATATTTGCGAAACGGGCGGGGCGGCGTGCGATCCCCGCTTCCGCGAGACCTTGTTGCCGGGGCGATCGGCGCGGGCGGCGATCCCTTGCGCAGTGCGGTGAAGCCGGGAACGTTCGGGAGGCGGCTGTATCGGCTGGCTGAGCTTCCGTCCGTCCCGGTCCCTGCCGGGCCACGGATTCCGACGGCGATCATGTTTCCGGACAGGTCATGCGACAATGTTCCCATCGCGCATGATCCCGAAGCGGCGAGACGCATGCTGGCGGCCCTCGCATTGTCCGTCCGGCCGGGCCTTCCCTCCGAGGTCGAGGAAACAGGTTTTTGGGGGGCAGACCGATTTCGTGGTGGCTATGACTTTGGCTCGCCTTTTACCGACCATCAACATGACGGGGTAGACGTCGCGTCACGGCGGGGCAGCTATCTTGCGTCATGGTTGCAGGGACACCAGCTTCCATCTTACTATTTTCACACGCATCCGAATGGGACGGATCCGGCGCCGATAAGTGGCAAAGACAAAAGCATTGCTGCAGAGCTCGACTCGACAGGCATTGCCATAGACCGGGGAGGAAGGGTGACGTGCTGGCGAAAATGAAGCTTATTCCCTGCCTGGTCGTCGGGCTGGCGCTTTCGCTGGGCTATAACGTCTATCTTTTGGAGACCAGGCCGGTGCCGAAAGTCCCCGGACTGTTGGAGGACGAGCAAAGGCTGGTCGATCGCGCAGTCATGATGGCGGCGCGGCGAGATGGCGTTCCGCCGAACGATACCTTGCGCCTTTCCAGCCCAGTATTGGTCCACTTCAAATATGAGACATGCGTCGAACTTCAGCCGAAATGGGGTGTCGTCGGCGGAACGCGCGTACGATGTTTCGACCGGAAAACCGGCGCGCTTACGCGGCAAGAGGAAGTCGGACAGTAAATCAATGGCCGGCAGTTCAAGAAATGTGTGTGTTGCGACACGCGGAACCGCCATGTCCGGCCCCTCGACTGCCAACAAAAAGAGGCGCTCGGGATAGACTTCGACCTTGGGGCCGAAGGCGGGGATCCATAATCCCAGAGGGGCCCGTCCGACATCCCCATATGCCGGGAGACCCGCCATGCAGGACTGGAACGCCTATCTCCGGTGGCGGCCGGCCTTTGCCGCCGCGATGGATCCGCGACTGCACACGCCCGAATGGCTCGATGGACGCATCCTGGCGGGCGCCGCACAATTCTGGCCGAGCGAACGGGCCGCGGCCGTGACCGAGGTCCGCCCCTATCCGACCGGCGCCTATGACGTGCACGGACTGATCGCCGCCGGTGATGCCGATGCGGTGCGCGATGCGATCGTGCCCGAGGTCGAACGCTGGGCGCGCGCGATCGGCGCGATCGGCCTTGTCATCGAGAGCCGCCCGGGATGGGCGCGGACATTGCGCGGCGCCGGTTTCGCGCCGCATCAGCTGGCAATACGCAAGGATCTTTCGCCGTGACGGTCGCCTGCCGGCGGCCGCGCGGTATCTTCCCGGCCTGACAGCCCGCCCCCCTTACCCTTCACGCCGCCGGCCACAGCACCGGCCGGCGCGATCCCGCATGCATTGAAAGGACAGATGGATGGGACTTTCCTCGAGCAAGACCAAGACGCAGAGCACCACGACCTCAAGCCCGCTCGACCAATATGCGCCCTACATCAATCGCGGCCTGGCGACGGCGCAGAATGTGCTGGACGCGAACCAGGGCAATCTCGCCCATATGAGCCAGAGCGCTTACGGACTGTATGACGACCTCGCCTCGTCGATCGGCCGCGATGGCGGGTTCGTCGGCAATGCGCAGAATATCGCGGCCAATATCTATGGCGGCGCGCATGCCGGCGCCAATCCCGGGGC